ATGTGCGTCTTATCGTCTGGAAGATCAGTTCTTAGATAAGATACAGGTCTTAGTCTGAGAACCTTGTCTAGGCAAGACTCAAGATTTTGAATATCAGTCTTAGTTCTGATATCAGATGTTGAAACAACTTCGCCGCTAACGGTCAGTTCAGTTTCCGTTAGAACCATTCCAGTGTTATTAATACTAACTGGAGTATTTGCGGTGACATTTGATTTTAATTCAAATGCCATCGTTGCGTTCGAGTTGGTATCTACATTGGTTTCGATTCTAAATGCATTACCATTCTGATCAGGTCTACCGCTTCTGTGGTTGAAAGTTAGATTGCAATTACCATAACCATCATTGGTTGTCATTACGATACCACCACCATTACCAGTGATACCCATGTAAGTACCCGTGGTTAGAATCGTGCCCGAACCCGTAAGATTGCCCGAGAAGGAATCATTCGCATCGGATCTCAAGAATGATGTAGAATCAATACTATCAAGAGTGTCTGCATCAATACCAGATCCAGAACCCATATTTCCAGCATGTAGTACCTGGTTGCCACCGATCTCTAGATTAGCGAAGTTACCTTCACACCAACGGATGTTTTGTGAGGTAAGAACCGCACCCCATCCATCTTCGTTCTTGACTAATAGACCACCACCGTTTGAGGTGAAGGTTTGCGCTGGCGCGGTGGCCTCGCTTCCGTAGTTACTATCAGTAGAGAAGTTTTCGTCATATGCAAGTACTCCCTGTGCGTCTGTGTAGTAATTTCCATCATTCTCAGAGTTATTGAACTTGATGGAGTTCGTTGTGATTGGAGCGGTAGTTGAAGTGAAACTCAGGTTGTTTGCAACTGTATCATCTGCGTCAGATCTTACGAAAGATGTTGACTGAATACCATCAAGTAGATCTGCGTTTAAATTATCTACTCTTGTTGTAGAAGAAACACTGAATGGTGCGGTTCCAGTTGCCTGGGTGAAGGTTCCTCTACGGAACGAGAAATCGCCACTAGAGGTAAAGTTACCACTTGCATTAATACTTGCAACATCGGTACTACCAGCAGACTCTCTGAAGATAATCGAAGTGTTGTACTGGAGGTAGAGTGAATTATTATAAAGTTGAATTCTGCCCGATGCATCACCCGTGAAGCTGGTAGAGTTAGTAAAGGTAATATCCTTACCACCGAGGACTGTGAATCCTGCGGACATTGTTCCAGAAAGTGTTGGACTTCCAGTCAATGTATAAGTAGAACCATTACCAATCAACATACTACCGTTACCAGGTAACGCGCCTAGGCCCGTACCACCTCTTGCGATAGAAAGTTGTCCAGTACTGTTGTTAATATCTAAGTAATATGCACCGTTCTGTCCACCCAAGGTTGCGGCGTCAACATCACCACCATTAGCACCAGATGATTTAATAGTGATCTCACCGTCATTTCCAACTGCAAATGTACTTAACTTAAACTTAGAAATACCAACTGTTGAATAGTCATCTGGAGTAGAAACAACTCTGTTAAGAGTCATTTGAATATCACCATAGTAGGTGTTGATTCCTACGCCATTAGGTGCGAGATCTGCAGAAGTGTAAGTTACACCAATTGGTTGGGTTGTTCCGATACCAACAGACTTAATAACCTTCTTGTATGAAGAATCACCGAAAAGAGCAACGTCTGCATTTGCAGTTCCAGAACCCAGTCTAGCGGGATCGAAAGTACCAGAAATGATATTTGATGCATCCAGTGAACTGGAAGAAAGTAGAGAGAAGTTAGTAACGTCTGAAGAAGAAGTGTTTACAGATTTGGAGTAAACAACATTCTGTTCTGTAAATGTAGTGACACCAACGTTTGCGCCCTTTGGAGCTGCAAGATCAATAGTATTGAGAATCAGACCATTAACAGAGTCGAGAGCTTGTTGACGGGTAGTGTGTAGTGTGAATGAGTTGGTTGTTCTTGAACCAATGTAATAGAAGTTGCCAGTTGTAACACCAATTGGAGTGTCGTTTGTAACTCGTACTGCATCACCCTGAGTAAATCCATGATTGATGAATACAATCTGATCAGTTGCAGTGTGAACTCCAACACGACTCAGACTGTGTGTTCCAGTACCAGAACCAGTTAAACTCTTAATTGTTGTTAGTGAATATGTGGTGTAAAGTTGAACCGAAGTTACACCAACTGTCTTAACATAATAAGTCTCATTATCGAGTAGAGTATCGAGTTGAACTCCACCATTAGTGGTGTAAATTACTGGGTCGCCATCAACGAATCCGTGTCCGTTTCCAAGGACAATTCTATCATTAGCAAAGTCAACACTACCAGATACAAGATAATCTGTCGGAACAAAGTTATTTGTTACACCAACACCAATATTTGTGCTATATCCAACCGCATTTCTATCAGCAATGTAATCTGGAAGAACAGTACTACCAGGGAACTTTTGAGTTCCTGCGGGACCTGCTTGTAGTGCAAGATATAGTCTTGTTTCAACTTCACCGATGTCAATTGTAAAGTTAGAACCACCGACTCTACCTCCGATCACACTTGGATCATTTAGGGTTAAAGTATTGCCAACTGCATATCTAAATCCACCAGTTTGGATAGCAACATTAGTTACATTACCAGAAGGTCCGACAGTAATTGTAGCACTAGTTCCAGTACCAATACCAGAAGTTTGATCGAGTCTTACTCCAGTATAAATTCCAGGATTGGAATATCCAGAACCACCTTGTAAATTGGTAACCGCAAGAGGTACACCCTTAACCATACCAGTTGTGCCATAACCAATTGCAGGATCGACGGTAGTTGTACCAACACCAACTCCAACTCCTGGAGGTGCGGTAACAAGACCAACTGCACCACCACCAGTAACCGCTGATGTGACAGTATCTCCATTTCTAAAATCAAATTCTTTTAGTGGAGTTCCGGCATCGTTGGTAGAATCAAGAATTAGATATTGTCCAATTAAATCCGACACCAGAACGAAAGAATCGGTTGGTTCAACAACTGTATCACCCTGATTGAGATTGGTTGCAGGGATTAAGTTAACAAGTTGAATTCTACCACCATCAAATGTTGCTCTAAAATAGTTAACTGTTCTTGGTGGAACTAGATCAGCGTTAATCTGACCAATTGCATTTAACTGGACAATAGCATTTGGAATTGCATTAGTAGAAACTGTTTTATCAAGAACAGTACCAAGTCTATTGTTAAGGAAAGATCTGATTGCTAATTGGGTTGAAATTCTGGTGTTCTTAGCACCACCAGTTTCATTGTCTCCAAGACCAACATCAGTCGAGAACTCTTCAATAACAGCACCACCAGATAGAGACAGTCGGATAGAATCCAGTGTACCGATGGTAACGGTGTTGTTAAAGATAATGTTACCTGTTCTGTTGAATGCGGTAATTGCATCACCAACTTTAAAGTCACCCAGTTCGTTAGTACCTGAGGAGTAAACTCGTCCACCAAGTTCAGAAACCTGTTCGGTAGTTGTATCAGTCTGTCCACCGTTTTCAGGTAAAGCGTTATAATCAATACCAGAACCAGAATATTCCCAGGTATGTGCAGAAGAGTTGACGATAGAAGGTCTGTGGAAGTGTAATCTATAAGTTTCTGGTAGGTTAGCAATATTGAGGATTTGGTTTCCAGCTGTAGTAGAATCAACCTTAAACTCAACGGTCCAATAAGTTGTAATACCTGCAACAGCAGTTACAGCAATTCCAGTGACTGGAGTTGGACTATGGTCAGAGATAGTATTACCGCCAACATCAAATGGTCTTCTGAGTCCACTGGACAGTTCCAGACCAACCAGAAGTTCTCTAGTACTTTGATCATAAGTTACAGCATAACCAATCGCAGTTCCTGAAGGAACAGTTTGTTGAACAAGTCTACCAGACTGGAATATTGCAGTAGAACCAATACCTGCAAGAGTAATTCTTTGGTAGGAGTTATGTGCATCCGTAACATCAGTTGCAAAGAAGTCTTGAGATGCCTTGGTTAAGGTATGAATACCACCTCCACCAGTGCTCTGCAGATCTACTAGAAGTTGAAGTGAATCATCTTCATATAGTTGAATAGTATTCGCATCAATATAACCAACATAGTACTGATTATCGTTAACAAGTCCTTGAATAATTCTATTTGGAATTACTTGTTCATCGCCGTTATAGACAACAGCATCACCATTTGTGAATCCGTGGTTGGTAATTGTGAGAGTTTCTGCAACGGTGTTGACTGCAGTTGTTGCATTAAAGTCTTTTGAAGTAGCTGTTGGTTTGAATAGGTTAGTTCTATCGACTAAAGAATCGTCAAAGAATCTTAGGATATAGTTATCAATATCAGAACGTCCATAACCGACCGCCTTAAGGGTCTGTAGACCGCCTGAAGTACCAGTTGCAGCAACTCTACCTCTATCAAACTTAAACGAGTTTCTAGAGAATCCTGTCGCCCTTAGAGAGTAGAAACCAAAGTTAGTTGCAGAGTTGGTAATGGATAGGTAACCACCAGACTGTGCAAGTGAACCATATCTACAGAAGATTTGGAAACAGGAAACAACCTGGGAATAACCATCGTTGATAACACGCCAACCAATACCACCGAAGGAAACCATGGTGAATGCCGCAGCAACCATGGACTTACCTTGTTCGGGTTGCACGTTATCTGCGTTAAGTTCGACTTCTTCTTTAATAATTGGAGTGTTTGGTGACTGTACCTTAGCACCATCAACCAGAATACCGTTACCTCCAAGGAACGAAAGAATCGAACAGTTCTGGATGTAAGGAGATCTACTAATAATTGGTTTATCTAGCTTGGTTGCATATCCAAGTCTAGAAACTGATGTATCCGCTGGATCGTCAAATGCAACTGCAAAATTCCAAGTAGATTGTGGAATACCTGCAGAGTCAATCGCATCCTTCATCGCAAAACCAGTCAGGTACATACCGTTTCTTACACGGAAGAGGTCCTTACCTTGGTTTAGAGGTCTGATGATAGTATTTCTGAGGTTATCACCAACAACTGCAATATCATCATAGAGAATAATTGGGTTGTCTTCTACGTAGTTACCAGCCTCAACGAAAATACAAACTGGTTGTGATTGAGTCTGTGGAAGACTTTCTGCAGGAACAGAACCGATTCCACTGACGGCAGTGGTAACAATACCAACATAGTTGTAGATGGAAGATCTTACATCAGCACAATCAGTTACACCGAAGTTAATTGAAGTTGGAATACCTGCTAGAGATCCACTAAGAACTGCGGTTGTGAGAATACCTACGAGGTTATCGATGGTAGTCTGGGTGTTCGCACAGACCAGATCACCTCTATTAGTACCAATACCAGCGTCAAACTGAATCGTAAGATCCTGGAAGTTTAACTGGTTTGTAATTGCCTTCTTAGCATAGTAAGCAAGACTTGTAAATGCATAACCAGAAATTGCCTCTTCTGCAACCAATCCATCAGTCTTAGGATTACCTGCACCATCGAAGTAGAACTTAGTTGCACGTTGGATATGTTGGTTACTACCAAAGTTAACGTCCATCGTGACTGCATCAAGGATGTAACCAAGGTCTCTTGCACACTTTCTACCACCTGTGACCATGGTAGTTGCAATACCTACGTTTGCACGTACATTATTTTGATAATCAACTACAAAATAACCATAGTTTGGTACAGTAGAAATACCAGAAGTAGAACCAGCACCGATTGTAGTTGTAACAATACCAGTTAGAGTAGTAATTGTAGATCTTACATTAGCACAAGATGCTGCATTCTGATTTGAACCAGTTAATGGATCTGCAGGTGCGGTTAAATCTTTTACTGCCAGTAAGTTATTAACTGCAGAAGACATACCAACTGCAGCTTCAGTGAATGCATGTACAGACTCATCTTCTTGACCAAGAACTCCATTAGTAATTGGGTTTCCGTTTGCATCAAAATACAATCCCATGAATCTTCTGGCGTATTCATTACCACCAGTAAAGATATCGGTAGAAATTGCATCTACGAAGAAACCTAGATCTCTCTTACACTTGACTTCGGTTGCAGAAACACCAGGATAAGTTGCAAGAGTATCTGCCCATGCATAATCAATAATTTCCTGTCTATTTTTCTGGATCAAACGATATCCAGTATAGAATCTAGATCTGTCAGTTACAGGACCATCATCTCCTGGGAAGTAGAATGAAGGAACATCAGTGACACCGATTGCAACAGATGCAAGAGCCTTATCAATGATTTCTTGTCTATTACCTACCAGTAGATTCTTGGCATCCTTATTTCTATGGAAATAGTTTGAGTTGTTATTTTCAGGATCCTGAGTAATTGTGTAATCAAATGATTGTTGATTTACCGAAGGATCGCTATAATATGTTGGTGGAGTTTGATTATTAACAACATACTGAGTAAGATATCTCAGATATTCAAATGCATATAGAGCTGGTTCTTTGGTAGTAGAGAAAGTAGTAGTACCAAATCCAACTGCCTGCTCTCTGATTTTATCATTACCACCAAATCTAATATTGTAGATTAGATCATCCAATGTATCGCCAATATATGTCTTCCAAATAGACTGATTATAATCTGGGAAGATGGTTGCAATACCAATATTTTCATAGTTAAATTCAACCTTACCAATAACTTCATCAACGATAAAGTCTTTGTTGTTTTCCATCAAATCACCAGCATCCAGATATCTCTGACCTGGAATTACAAATGAATCGAAAGATGCTAACTGTGCAGCTCTCTTAATTGTCTTAGTTGGGAGAGTCTTACCGTCATTAGTGTCACTACCGTTAACTGCTGATACATAGTACCTGTTTTCATAGAGACCTTGACCACCAGTGTTAAATCCGATAGTGTTATCTTCTTGTAGAGAAAGAACCTGACCAACTTTACCAAGTCTTGCAGGTAGAGTTAACGTGTAGTCCGTTGCAACACCAGAGTTAGATGTTCTGAGGGTTACATTTCTGGATAAATTAGTTGTTGAGTTGATACCAGATAATGTCAGACTTGACATGATACCAGCATTCGCTACAAAGGTGCTGACACCAACTATATCAGTAGAATCACCATCAATAGTAATGCCAGTAGTTCCGATACCAATCTTGACCTCTCCACTGACTCTCATATCGCCAGTCATGTGGAAAGTAGTCTGACCTACACCGTTGATTGTTGCTGTTCCGAAAGTAGAAACACCAGTGTTCTTTTGATCAACGACTAGAGCCTTTTCAGTTACCGTTAGAATTCCAATAACTCCACGTTGGAAGTTAGCAGAATCTGCAATGTTATTACCTTGAATCTGTACATCTGTAAAGACACCAACGTTGGCATAAACACTACTGATCGCTACACTATCAAACGTACCAGTAGTGATACCAAGATGAGTACCAATACCACTATCAAAGTATAAATTATCTACTCTACCACTTTCAATACCAGCTGTAGTAATAATACCAGAATTAATATATGCTAAATCTGTTCTGGATGTAGTAACTCCAAGTTCAGTAGTTAAACCAACATTAATGTAGAATGTTTCGCCTTGAATTGCTGTAATAAATCCGACATCTGCATGAATATCTGTGACCGTTATCGTACTGACACCTAAGGCATCACCAATAGCGGTTGCAAATCCCAGAGTATCTACAGTTCCAATACCAGCTTGAAGAGTAGTACTGATAGCAACATTCGCGTTTAAATTACCAATATATGCATTTTCAATATGACCCGTGGTCGTAACACCAATCTGAGTATATGTTTCATAGTTATATGCATTCGTAGCATTCATTACCGTAGCAATGCCTGCATTAATAAATGCATTGTTTAGATGTGCATTATTAGCATGTAGATCAGTAACAATACCTGCGTTTATATTCGCAGTATCTACATATGAAGTTTCTACATTCAAGTTAGTAACGATACCTGCATTGATGAATGCATCACCAATCATGGCTGTAGTTACTCCAAGAGTATCAGCAGTGCCAATGACTACATTTGCATTTTCAATTTCTAAGGAAGTAATAATTCCAGTATTAATACGTGCAGTATTAAAGTAGGAAGTTGTAATTCCATGCAGTTCATTCTCTGCTACTATATTTTTACCGAGTATTCTACCAAAATTATCATTTCGGATTACAAAAGTTGTTGATATTCCAGAGGTCTCACCGAAGTATACGCCAAGTTCTTCCGTAACTTGGAAAGTACCATTATTGACTGCAAGTTGAGAAACTGTACTTAATCCGACAGATCCTGTTAAAATTTCTAGAACATATGCTTTTCTACCATCAGAGAAAGCACTTGGATTTTCTACTCGATCTCCAATAACAAAGTTAGCGGTGGTAACACCAGTTAAAATATCACTACCAATTCCAATACTACCCGTTTCGGTAAATCTACCAATTCTACTATTCGTTGCAGATGCAGAAAGAGTAACTGAACTTTGACCAATACCTTGTACTGTTGTTGTATCAGCTAAGTGAACAAGTTCACTAACACCATAACCAACGACAATGTTAGAAGTATCGATGCCAATGATTGTATTTGAGTTTGCTGTTGGATAGTAACCAAAAGTTGTTACTAGACCACCAGTTCTCTCAATCATTTTAGAGAAGAATATTGTAGTACCTTCGATTCTAGAAATCTCTGCACTACCCGTTCCTTCTTTGATGGTATAAAGTGGATCTGGATCTTGAGCCAACTGGACCACATCACCAGGATAAATTCCAAGAGTATTAACTCCCGTCATTCTATCCGCAAGATAATCTGCTCTATTACCAGATCTGATTCTAAATCTATCACCAGTTACATTCAAACTAGTAGCAGTGATAATACCAGGTTCAGTTACAGTAACATTATTGTAAATACTTAATCCTGCACCGACGTGAGATTTCAGTGCTTTTGCATATACTTCTGGAGCATAGAAAGATCCGAGTCCATCTAGTTGGACAATATATTCTCCTACACCAACTTCAGACCCGAAAGTCGCTCCACCAGCAACTTGAACTCCATGTCCACCAACAATGTATACATCATCATTGAACGTTGAAATACCGTTCATATAAGAAGGAGAGTTTACTCTCAATCCTCCATTTAAAGTAGCTTGTCCACTAACATCCAAGGTGCCTTGCATAAAGGCTTCACTACTTATAGTTCCAGTAGTTGCAGTGAATGAATTTGAAATTGTAAAGAATGTGGAAAATCCACTATTTACATAAAGTACATTTAATCCAGCAGCGCCACCAGCAAGTGTTGTAAATCCAGTAATTGAACCTAGAATTTCTGCACTTTGGTCTACTTCTAAAGTACCAAAAGATCTAAGAACTCCACTCGCATTTACATCACCAGAAGCTGTTACTTGATTTACATCTATAAGATCAGCTCTAATTTCACCATCTTGACGTATTGTTGAAAGACCTACGAATAGATCTCCATTACTAATCGTGGTTGCACCACCAATTGTTACACCTGTACCAAATCCTGCACCTGCACCAACCGATAAACCTGCACCAACATCCAGATTACCACTAATATAACTATCTCCCGTGACGGTCAAAAATCCTACAAAACCGCCTGGTCCATCAAAAGATGCACCTTGTTGAGATTTAATATAAGTAAATTCTGCAAGACCTCCAGTTGGTCTATCAACAAAAACATCAAGATTGACTACTCCAGGTCTAGCAACTTGGTAGTCAATAATATTTCTAAACTCCATCTCAGCATCAGTGCTAAGAATGGCGTTATTGCTAATTCTAACAGCACCGCTCAATCCATTGGGATTTATCTCTGTAACTTTAGTTCCTGCAGGAATATTAGATGTTCCGTTATCTAAATCGATAACAGTCATTCCTGTAACTATCAATGTTACACCACTCTCTGAGAGAGTAACACCCTCAATAATATCACTTCCAGCCTGAGTAGTACCCAGATCGTCGGTCAAACCATTTGTTTGATTTAATAAATCCGTAGTTAAAAATAGAGTTCCTATGCCAATCGTCTGAACAAAGTGATCAGCTACATTTTCTCCACCAGACTTAACTCTTACTACGTATCCAATACCAGCACCATCAGTGCTAATTCCCCTAATTTCACCAGGAGCAGAGGCTCTACCAGCAAAATATCCAGTAGTAGTATAAGCGTAACCAGTATTAAGTGATTCTTGTAGAGTTATGGTAGTACTACCAATAGATGAAACAAAACCCGAAGTTCCAGCAGCACCAACAGTTACACCTATCCCAGGATCTGGGTGATTTAAAGCTTTAATTGCTACCCTATCACCTAATTTAACACCATCGGTAGTAACGCCAGTGATCGTGCGCGTAAATGGATCATAATCAACATAACCACTTGTTACTATTGTTGGGTCTATAGTTGCAGTTAGATTTCCATCTAATCTTGTTGGACCTACAACGAATAATCCAGAAGCAACTCCAGAAGTACCTATACCGATTGCAGTTTTATTTTGCAGTTCTTGCGTGGTATAGGTTCCAACTAGAGGAAATCCACCTTGAGCAAATCCATCATGTACAACCGCTACGTTATTAGTGGTATCAATTGTAAGCTCTCCAACCGCACCCGTAAAGACAGCGTGTTCGGCCGCTGTACCCCTTCTAAGTTGTACCTGTTTGGTCATAGTACGACGCGCTCTTCAACTACTACTTTCTCTGATATATTTAGTATCTTAAATTATGGACACAAATACTCTTGGTGGTTCATAGTTGCGTTTTTCCGTTCCGCCACCTGAGAATCCGCCACCAGCAAGACCGCCTAATCCACCTGGACCTTGAGATGCCTCTCCATTGGGATCATACTTGCCGAGATAAATCGTACCAACACCAATATAAGGTGTACGTGCATATGCCTCAAGTCCAGATGCGAGACCAAATAATCCTCCTGTTCCTTCATAAGGTCTGGCGATAGATTCATTTCCAGATCCAATGATATTAATTGTGCCGCCACCATTGAAGTTCGGTATAAATCGAACATCGGGGAAGAGAAGTTCTCCATAAAGTCTAAAGAGAACTGTTTCTGACTCAACAGAAACTCTAAATTCTTGTTTTGTAGAAGCAATTCCACTAACATATACAGTTCCGATACCCGCATATAGGTAATCAGATTCCAGTGCAGTATTTGCATCACCGTAAATGTCATAAAGAACTGTTCCTTCATTTGGATCATATCTAAATCTTTCAGCTGCTCCGTTAAGTGTAGAGAATGTACCAGAACCATCATATCCTGTTCTGGAGAACGACTCGGCGCCAATTCCAGAAATAGTGAATAGTCCAGTTCCTTCTTTTGCAAACGAAAGAAGTACTTTTGTTTCTCCTTGAGAAGTAAGTGTAAGGGAACCAGAACCATTGTATACAAATAGATCTTCTTCTGCTGTTGAAGCTGCATCCGAGAATTGCAGTAAAGCAGTTGAAGTAATCTGTTGGGTATTTCTAGTAAAGGAATTATTAGATTCATCCTGTCCATCACAAGTAATATCAACCGAATCACAACTAGGATCTCTCTTACCAATCTTAAATAATCCACCACCACTGACATGTGGAATGAATCTATCAACACATGCTCCAGATAGTGATATAACTCCACCAGCACTTTGTTCGGCGAAGGTAAGATTTTCAGCAGGAGTGTCACCACTAACAAAGATGGTTCCAACACCAATAACAGGAGCCCTGCTGTAAGATTCTGTAGCAGCGCCATCTACCTCGAATAGAATGACATTTTGTCCTGGTCTTGCGCCGACAGACTCGACAAGACCATCGAAGGCAAATAGTGAACCACTTCCTTCATATGCAGATACAAACTTAATATCAGATGCAGCACTAGAAACTGTATAAGTTCCAGATCCAACATAATCAAAGGTTACTTTCTCTACAGTATCTGCAGTTTGAGTGGAGATTGTAATGATGCCAGAGGTTCCTGGATCACGTAGATCACCGTAATAACCATAAACTTGAATCTCTCTACAAGAACCAACACCAGAAACATCAAAGAGAGCTGTAGTTACATCATCATCGACTTGATTGACGTATGCCTCAGATCCAATACCCGTGAGACTAATTGTACCACCACCAGAGTATGGTAGTAGTGCTCTTGTAATCGTAAGTTCTTTATCGTCATTAAGACGGAAAGTACCAATACCTGGACTTCCAGGTCCACCAATACCACCCGCACCACGGGGGTAAATTGGCATGTAATATCTACCGCCAACTGGATTGCCAACAATATCAAATCCGAATGGACCAATAGCAAATTTAATACCAGTGGTTCCAACACCAATATTCTGATCAATACCATAGTGTGGTGTATAATCAATATCTGGGTGATTAAGTTCACCACGGACGGTAATTATACCCGAAGTACCAGGATCTCTATCATCACCATAATAACCATATACACCAACTTCTCTACAAGAAGCAACACCAGAAATTGTTGTAATTCCTGTACCTTCGTAGAAATTAGCTACAAAGACTACACTTTCACCAGTAATGGAAATAATTCCAGGATCACCAACTTCACGAGCAGTAAACTTCTCGTCAGTACCAACTCCAGAAACTACAATATTGACAGTTCTTTCTGGGGTCTGAGCTGATAACCTTTCCTGACCAGTTCCAGTAAAATCATATAAGATAGTACCAACTGGAGGATCCCAGGTGATAGATTCCGCAGCGCCAGTTGCAGTAAATAATGTTCCGAGACCAACATGACTGAAGGTTCTAATTGGATCTGGCGCCTCACCGCTTATCTGGATGCCAGTGGTGCCTATACCGATATTTTGATCAATACCATAGTGTGGCGTATAATCAACGTCTGGGTGAACCAGAGGCGTGCCAGAGATAGTGATGGCACCTGAAGTACCAGCACCAGTAATAATGTAAGTATAAAGTAGTCTAGTATCGCCTTCGGTAGTCTGGTCAAACAGAATTGAACCGAATGGATTTGTATTGAGGTAATTCTCAAGAATGAGTCCCCAATTTTCAGACCTCTGATTTGGAGTAGTAGTAATACTCTCCCAATCAAGAGCACCTGCAGGATCGGTAATATATCCCCAATCTTCTTCAGTGAATCCAAAAGATTCAAGATTATAATTATGAGTTCTACTTTCTAGTTTCTCTCCTGAGAAACCAACTAATATACTATTCTCGTAATCAGCAATAAACTTGACACTAGCTGCTGATGCCGAACTAATTATTATTTGACCCGAAGTTCCTGGATCACGGTCATCACCATAATAACCATAGTTCCACTCAACCTTAGTGGCTCCCGCACCACCAGTGGAGAATAATTGAGTATCTTCTGGAGGATTAACTACAAACTTCTCGACAGAAGAACCTGTAATGCTGAATAACTGTTCGTTCTCCGCTGGATCAAAGGTTACCTTTACATCTGTAGCCCCGACCGACGTATCGAATCGAAGAGTACCAGAAGAATCCGTTGATCGGATAAGTCTTATGCCACCATCTTCTCTTATCTCGAAGAGTTGACCAGTACCGACCCAAACCTTGACAAGTTTCTTGAGTACTTCTCCAGCAAGAATAATGTAGAGGTCGAGTGGAGGAGTATAATCTTTAGTAGTCTTAGCCTCTCCAGTAATTCCTTCTACTGTTAGACCTCCACCTGGATATTGATCTACAGTTTCCCAAATAAATCCATAATTCAAATATGGAAGATCTGGTACATTATTTGGACTGTTATATGAAATATCTGAAGTTAAAATAGAAGAATCATATGTCGGAACAGTCTCGTCCGAAGTTGCTGGATTGTCTAGTAAGTTTCCACTAGCATCCAGTGGATAATATAAATCTGTACTATAATCTGGTTGAGTCTGAACAGGAAGTCCTTCCCCAAAATCTAAATTATCGTCAATATAAGTATTCGCAATTGATCCATAATCTTCCGCTATGAACGGAAAATCTGCCTGTTGTAGATTATACTTAAAAACCTGAGGCATCAGTGCGACCTAAAATATAGTTTAGAGATCACAAAGGAGGGGATCGCTTCATAATAAGCAACCCCCTCACAATTCAAAAGTATTAAATTAAAAAAGAATCAGTCAAGAGCAACGTTCAGGGTGATCTTAATTTGGTCACCGTTGTTCTGAATGGTGTATGGACCATTTGTGAATCTTTCTGCATACATGATGCTGGAATAGAGAGTCGCAGTACCGACACCAGCGTTATTATTTTCGATTGGATTCAATGCAGGTGTAGTTGTGAACTGGTCATTGTTCTCAACCTTAAATACGGTATAAGTTCCAGAAGCAAGAGTTGTATTTGCAGCACCAGCAGCGATGTAGATAATATCACCAGCGACAAGACCGTGATTGGTAATTGTTACTCTACCGAAACTAAAGGTAACATCTGGGTCAGTTTCTAACTGGATGTTATCGACTAGTGGTTTGTCGAGATAGACTACCTTAAGTGCCCTATCAACACCTATAACCTTTGTATCAGCAGCAATACCCGAGTTACCACCGACGTGCATTCCTAAAGTAATATTATCTACACTCTGGTTGGGGTCGATTGTAATGTAGGAGTTGCCGATAACACCAATTACTGGATCAGAGTTATTACCCAAAGTGACTGTGGTTCCAACACCAACTGAAGCACCATGTACAACACCTTGTACGTTAGTTGGCATGTTGTTAGCGCGAGTAACGTAGTAGCCGTATACGTCACCAGCAGCTCCACTGAAAGTGAAAGTCTGTTCTGGATAAGTTGCAGTAGTGCCAGAACCTACTTGATTAATTGTCCAACGTGAACCGTTAAGAAGGATACCCGTCTGTTGAGTATAAGCCTGATCAGTTCTATTGTTTACACAATATGGATAACCAGTGGTGGGTGCATAACCGTATGCGTTGGTGTTACCTACACCATATGGTTCGTAATAAGCAGTTGACGAAGGTACGTCAGACTCTGCTGGGGTAGTGTTCGATGTGAACAGTTTAAGAACAAGGTTTCTTGGGGACTGATCACCAAGAGTAGGAACGTGGTTGTTATTTGCAACCAAGTACCTTAGTGATTCAAGTTCTCCAATATTGGGGACTAATAGTGCCATTTAAAACAACTCCCTTCTTGGCTACAGATGAAATAACTATTGTTATTTATAAATTTAATTTCAAAGAGATTAGAAATCTCCTGATATTACTGACCGAAATGACTTCAAATTGCAGTATGTCACCCGATCGGATTATATTATCCCAATTATTTAGGGTGTCATCTCTGACAATTTGTCCGTTACTTATACTGATATATTGACTATTTGTTATGCTATTGCTTGTTGGAAAGGATGTATAATCTGATTTTTTAATATCCACCTGAACACTACCAACTTGATCCGACATTATTTGAACGTGTTCAATAGTGCCAGTTACATCTAGTGTTAGTGAACCTTTCAAACCCGTATTCATATCTGCAGATCCAGAATCTACAATAAAATTAACTGTTCTGGTTAGATCAGCTGTATACTGTAAAGCAACAATGAATATGTCATCAGTTGAAACAGGAGCAACAGTAAATTGTATGTTGCTTCCAGAAACATTATAGTCTTCAATAGGTTCCAATACTAGATTGTTTTTTACAACTAGTATTTGTTGATCGTTTATAGGAGCATAAACATTAGTATTATGAGTTAGTGCAAATAATGTCTTTGATCCATCGAACTGCGAGTTCAGATGATCTAAAATAAGATTAGCATTCTGAATAGATTTTGATGGTATCTCATAATTGACACCAACATCATATTCTGGACTTTGATCTACTGATACTACGTATTCTGACATCAGACAACACCTGGGGTTACTAGAACATTACCCTGAACAGCTCTTGTTCTGTAATCGTTCGTGGACACCAAAATTAAATCATAGACATAACGACCACCTTCAATTGCACTTGAGGCAGTGTATCCCATGGAAACTTTTACCTTTCCCTTCAAACGATCTGGAAAAGATACTGTCAGTGGGTACGCAGTTGTTGAGGATGGGTGTTTTCTTATGGAAGAGATTCCAGTATAACCAGTAAGATTCAAAGGTGCATTGTTAAATGCGTTATTAATGGTAAAAGTGGCTTGAAAGTCAACACCCTGCTCAAGAACTAGATTTACATTCCTTGCCGCCATTATTAGAACTTACAGTTTTAGCTATTTATCCAATTTATTTAAGACCAGTTTTAACATGTCTTTTAAATCTTCCACATCCGACTTTAATTGTTGGATTTCTTCTTTTTCACTTTGTTTTTCTTCAAGTTCTTTTAACTTGAGTCTTTTTGCTTCCATATAATTATTATATTCAGAGTCGGAGCAATTTATGATTGCTCCGCTGTCTAAACGAAATAACCCAGGAATGTCTTTAACTGGTCGTTTTTCCATATCAAGCAGTTGCGATAACCCTGAGATCACGAATCAGAGGAACTTTTGCCAAATTAGTTCCATTCATAACGATTTTAACTTGGAATCCATTGAATAGTGGAAGATTTTTCGCAGTGTACTCATAACTTCTAAAATCATCATCAGTGTTAGAGAAATCGACGATCTTATCTGGTAAACCATCATTATCTGCAACACTAACTACATTTCCATTTGCATCAAGGTTTTTGTAACCAGGGAACAACTCGTAGGATTGATTAGATTCATCAGTATCTGTTCTAAACAATCTGTAAAGAACTCTGATGTCATTACTAGAATGTCTGTATGCATCAAAGAATACTTTCAAATTATCAGATCCTTTTTCAAGTTTAATGATCTTAGTAACATAAGTTGCTGCACTTGGATCTTCTGTCAAGGAGTTAACTCTACCGTCAGTAGAGAAATTAGTGATCTTAGAGTTAATTCTATTTGTAGTTAAAATAGCATTGACTCTATCCAAGTCAATCATTGGTGAAACTTTTGGATCAGTGGTTTCAAGAGCAACTTCAATTGTGAATGATTTCTTACCAGGGAAATCTTGTAGATGTTCATCTTCATTGACTTTAGAACAAATTATTCTTGGAGTCTCGAAGAAATTAGTACTCTCTAAACTGATAGGTTCAAATCCTTGATCATTGAATGATACTTGAGTGAGATTGTCAGGAGAACCTCCAGAGAAAGTTCTAACTTTCGCGGAAACTGTAGTTCCCTCGGGAATTGCAGTTTGTAGATTAGGGGTTAGAGCATTAAATGGGATGTTCTGGGTTGCATGTGGAGTTCTATTAGAATTCTTAAGTGATAATTGATCATAAGAACCACACTTCTTATCTTCGTTGAAGAATAGAACTGGGAATGAATTGGCATTTCCAGTAGTTCTGTCTGTTCCAGACTCAGATGCATCAATCTTGATATGATAGGAATCAATATCAATTGGGAATAGTGAGTGATTAACTTCAGAAAAATCATGTTTTTTATTGATTCTTCTGAGAGAAACACCGTTCATTTCATACTTATATACTGGTTCATTGATTGAGTGTTGTTCAGCAATAGTGTTATCTTGCGCTCTACTTATTCCTTGTAAAGAATTCGTAGAAGTATTTACTCCAGTATATTTGATAATTTCATCATCAATGATAATATAACCAGGGTTGACACTTGAAACTGGAATATTTTCAAAACTAGTGAAAATACCAACGTTTTCTACAACCAAATCTCCAGTCGCGGATGGAGTGTATTGTGCTTCAATTTTGGATGGTTTTTGGTCTGGTTGAATTCCAGATAGAGTAACAAAGTTATTAACAGAATACATTCCATGATTTGAATGACGAACTTTAAGGTGAAGTCCATCACTTAGAGTTTCTGAATATTTAACATTTGATGCACCGCTGATATTTGCGGTTCCAC